GAACCTTTCATTGAGATGACACTACGGATTAATGATTATCTCCGACAGATGTTCTACATCTTGGGTATTGACCTTGTAGATTTTAAGGTTGAGTATGGTTATGATGCTCATGGAGATTTGTACCTTGCAGATGAGATTAGTCCTGATAGTATGAGACTATGGAAGATTGGTAGTGATGAGAGATTTGATAAGGATTTGTTCAGAAAAGATGAAGGTGATATTGTACCTGCTTATCGTCAGATTCTAGATAGACTGCAACCGCTTGCTATTCAATGAAACACCATATCCCTGATGAGATTAGAAAGAGCTGCTTTGCTTGCTTTGGTAGTTTAAATTCAGCAGAGAGAGCAGTTGTTCTACTCGGTGATGATGCTTATAGAGAATCATTAGATCTTGAAAATGATGACTCCCCCTGTTGGCAGATCCCAAGTGGAGAACACTCTACTTTTGCTGGATGGAACCCCCAGTGTGTACCCACCATGGAGTATATTGTATGGAAACTAAAACGTCGTGAACAAATTGCGAAAGGAGAAATACATTAATGGACTACAAAACTTCTGGTGTTGATATTGAAAAGGGTAGAGCATTTGTAGAGCATCTTAAAATTGTAGCACCTACCATTGGTGGGTTCAATGGAATGATGGAGATCCCATCTGGATATGAGAAACCTGTCTTAGTATCTGGTGCTGATGGTGTCGGAACTAAAATTAACGTCTGTAGGATTGCTAGAGATTACACTACCATTGGACAAGATCTTGTTGCCATGTGTGTCAATGATGTAATCTGTAGTGGTGCCAAACCACTATATTTTCTTGATTATATTTCTACTAAAACTATAGATTCTAATGTTAATGACATCGTGCATGGAATTGTTAAAGGGTGTGAGATTGCTGGTATGGAACTCCTAGGTGGAGAAACTGCAGAGCATTTCAGAGCAAGTGATTATGACCTTGCTGGTTTCTGCACTGGTGTTGTAGAGAAAAACGCTACTATTGACGGTAGTAATATTAGAGCAGGTGATGTAGTCATTGGTATTGAGAGTAGTGGACTTCATAGTAATGGATATACACTGATCAATGATATGTTGTCTAGACATAATATTTTTTATAAAGAGATGCCTGAGTTGTTGACACCAACTACCATCTACTCTGATCTAATCCAACAACTATTAGATGAAGTTCCTATCTTAGGTATGGCACATATTACAGGCGGAGGACTACCTGAGAACCTTCCTAGATGCCTCCCAAAAGGTCTTACTGTTGATGTTGATTACTCTGCTTGGGAGAGACCAGAACTCTTCAATAAGATCCAACAGGCAGGGGACATTGCTGAAGATGAGATGCGTAATGTATTCAATCTTGGGATTGGATTCTGTATAATTGTACCCGAAGAAGTAGTAACATTGTCTCAAGAAATTATTGCAGATCTACCACATGGTATGAAATCTTGGGTTATTGGAGAAGTTAAATGACAGAGAGAAAGAAAAGAATTTCCAAACCAAAGGTAACACCCAAACCTAAAACTCCTGCTAAACCAAAGGCAACAACTAAAAAACCAAAGGTAACAACTAAAAAACCAAAGGCAACAACTAAACCTAAAACTCCTGCCAAACCAAAAACACCTGCTAAACCAAAAACAACTAGTAAACCTAAAACTCCTGCCAAACCAAAAACACCTGCTAAACCAAAAGCAGTAGAAAAATATACTAAAAAACAAGAACTTATTGACTCTGGTTTTGTTGGCAATGATAACTCATCATTTCATGAAACATTTCCCATCAAGTTTGTACATAAGCAAAAAAATATAAAGGAAATGAAAGTTTGCTACTTTCAATGTGAAGAACATATGCAAAAATATATCAAACGGTATAGTCTGAGAAAAAATGCATATAAAATTAGTAAAACACCAAAAAATTGGAGATAACAAGGAGAGGAACAATGAGTCAATTTAATCCAGCAGAAATAGTGCTACAAAGCACTGCTAAAATGTTTGAATATGAAAAGTTATCACGTCAAATTGAAGAATGTGATGATATTGACATGCTTAGAGACATGGCAAGATGCTGGATTAAATTGTATATGAAACAGCAAGAAACTATGAGAACTATTGGATTAACTCCAACGGATGATGATCGTTAAAATGTTACCATGAACAAATTATGGGAAATATGGAAGTATTCAATAGGGAGTTTCTCCGATGATAAAACAAAACCATATGATAACTACGTGGCTGGCATACGTACTATTATATTCATTTCTTATATGGTTACTAATTGTTTTATTGTTAGCGGAGTAATTCGTCATTGGGACAATAATGTGCCAGATCAAAAATCGCACATTACGAACCCCAGTTAGGAAGTTATTTGATATACTACTAATATAGAAACTGATTCAAATGCTTTCTGACAACATTTATGATTTTGTAATTGAAACAGCAAAATCATCACCATCAAAAAAGAAAGTAGGTGCAGTTTTGTTGAGCAAGAATAAAGTCGTTGTTTCAGCAACTAATCTTGAAACAAAATCACATCCACTTCAAGCAAGATTTGCAGAGAGAGTTGGTCTTCATGAAAAGATCTTTCTTCATGCTGAAATTGCTGCCCTTGTCAAATGCAAGGAAGAGTGTGATACAATTGTTGTTGCAAGAGTTAATCCTCAAAACAAACTCAGAATGGCAAAACCATGTCCAATTTGTACTCTTGCATTAGAAGAGGCAGGGATACATAAAGTTTATTATACTACAGATAATGGATTTCTCTATGAATATCAAAATAGGTGACACAGTTGAATATGTTGGATGTATCAAAGAACAAGTCTTATGGGGTAACAATGATTGGCCTCCATGTACTGTGGGAAAATTTTACACTGTAAAAGATGTTAAAGTTCATTCGCAACATACAAAAATACAATTAAAGGGGATAGTGGGCAAATTTAATTCAGTTTGTTTTAAAGTTGTTGATCGTATGTTTTGTGACTCTAATGATGAATCTGAAATTTGTAAAAACCATTGGAACAATTTTTGGGAGCAAGATTATGGTGAAGAATAAAAAATTATCGTTCAAGGTTAAGTATTCTTATGATTTTTACAAAGAAATCATAGATTGTTACAATTATGAGATCAAAAACAACACGATCTATGGAAACATCATAACCAACTGACCCTTGACACCAGGATCAATCCACACTAAACTAAAAAGGTAATTTACACAAACCAATGACTCAAAAGTTTCTCTACGTCGTTAATCACTTTATTCCGTTCCCCAGATCTGAATATGGCGGTGTCTGGAATGTTGTTGCCGAAAGTGATAATGAATGTTTTGATTTAATTGCTGATGCAGATCAAGGAATGAATGATGACTCTTATGGTCGTCTTCGTGAGAATGTTATGAAAGCGCCAACATATGCACTTGCAGAGAATATTGAGTCTAAAATTGTAGAACAATTCACCACCTGATCATGTTTAAAGAAAAAACCTCAATCGAAGTCGAAAGTTATCTTTGCGAAAGAATGATTCATTTATTGGATCTTGGTCTTATAGAAGAGTCTGATTCTTTACGTAAAGAATTTCATTTGGATGATTCGGAGTTATTTGAATAAATACTCAAAAGATCATAAGATTTAATGAAATCTTTTAAACATTTTAAGGAAGATTCAGACTCTAATGATAAAGAGTCTGAATCAGTTTCTAAATTAATATCAAGAAAAGAACTTGCAAAGCAAAGATCTTTAGACAACTTAGAAAAGTTTAAAGAACGTTCCTCAGAGAAAAATAAAGATACTGAATCTGAAGTAGACGCAGCAGCAGAGAAGCGATCCAATGATGCTGAAGCAGCGAACGAAAAAAAAGCACGTCATATAGAAAAAAGCAAACAACAAAGACAAGAATTAGGCAGTGCTGCGTATAAACTTGTAAAAAAAGGAGTTAAGCGCACACTGGGTAAAAAATGACCAACTCTTTTCAAAATTTTAATGACCGAAGTGATGTAACTGGTCGAAGTAAACGAGGTGGAATTAAAAGAAAAGGAAGTTTCCTCACACGTCAGAGAGAAAAGTTAAGGCAACAGAGTGAAGAACCAACTTTAACAAGAATGGAAACTCTTTTGAGTAATCTTGCAGTCAACATGGATTCAAGATACTACATGAATGAGTTGATTGAAGTTTTGTCTAAAGAAGATTTAATTCACATACCAGAAATTAAAAGTTACCCAGTTCCAGGAGAAACTTATACCTTCATCTATGAAGCAAGAACACCTGGACTTCTCTATGATTATCATCCAGTCACCACAGTATTAGATTTTATTGAGAATGGATTCATTGGGTACAATATGCACCTGGGTTCAGTTAGAAGATACCGTGCTGATGATGGTAGAATAAAAAGTAGATTTTATCGAATCTATGATGATGAAATTGAAAACGTTTTGCAAGTTCCGTCTGAATTTTTGCGGATTTCCTACGGGTGAATATGAATATAATGTAAAGAAATTTGTGTTTTTGTTGATTTCCTGATAAAATACTAACAGTTAAACATTCTACTATGACTCTTCCGAAAGAAAAGAAAATTTGCCCAGAAGAGATCAATTCTATTGAAAAAGCAATCAAGGATTCTGGTATCAGAGCAGTTCATCCAGATAAAATGGAAGATTACGCAGAACATCTTGTACGAAAATTGAAAGAACCTGAGGATAATAAACCAGATTAAAAACTGTCACACTGACCCTTTACAAAACCTGTGAAGGGTTTTATATTTGTGATGAATTGAGGAAATCATGACCACCACACAAAAACTTCTTTTCGTTGGATCATTTCTATGGTTGATGAACTGGGGTGTACGTATTTCCCAAAAGGTAATCGATTATGCTCTTTCTTGATATTAGCGGCCACAAGGCACCTAAAAGGCGCTGTAAGGACGCTGTTATGTGGTTTATGGCAAAATATATGCCTAGGCATAAAATAGACATTGAAGTACATCATCGAGGACTTTTGCGGGAAGGAGTATATGGATGGTGTAGTGTAACTGATAATGATCATCGACCCAGATGTTTCTTGATTGAAATTCATAATAGACTTGATATTGAACAATACTTACGAGTTTTGTTTCATGAATTAGTCCATGTTCATCAACATGTCAAAGGTGATTTAAGAGACAAAGGTTCACTACGTCTTTGGAAAGGTGTAGACTACTCTGAGAGTGATTACCAAGATCAACCATGGGAAATTGAAGCACATCGTACCGAAAAAGTTCTTTTTGAACACTATTTTACATCAAAATTATAAATTCTAAATATTTTCTTTGAATATAAGAATTATGTGCATCTTACACAAAACCGAATACTTATCTGTCCCCTACCCCCATCAAGTATGACCTACGAACAAAGCTCTATGTTTTACCAACTCCACCGAGAACTTGAGACTCTCAGGTTTGAAATGGATAAAAAAGATGAGACGATTAAACATCTAAGGGAAATCATAGACAAAATGGAAAAGTATCAAAAGGGACTTATAGACAAAAAATAAACTGTCCACACCACCTTGACTGATCGTGATTTGGTCTGTATACTGACTAAGTAATCAATCTTGCAGATCTGATGACGATACACCGCAACCTAATTATTGCCAGAGTTATTGGTAGTTTTCTAGTAGTTTCGGCGTATTTTGTTATCCTTCATGTTAATGTCACTACTGGAGTGATCATGAACTTTATTGCAGATATGATTTCAATCCCATACTTCATTAAAAACAAGTCTTGGGATGTTGTAATCATGTTAGTGTTTCTTCTAACAATTTCTTCCACAAAATTAATTTCATCATGATTGACTCTGATCTCCTCATGCGTTACGAAAACGGAGAACTTTCTGAAGAAGAATTTTTGGATCTCTTTCAACAAATTTTCGACACCAGAGCATATCAGTGGTTGCAAGGTCATTATGGACGCACACTGTCCATGCTTGCTCAACAAGGTTTAATTGATCTCAAGTGATGAACCAGTTGGTAAAGTGTCCACTATCCTCCTACAGGGTATCAAAACCATGTATTCTATAGGAGTCAAAGGAACCCCACCATGAAACCTTATCCACTTGGCATCGATAACCCAATCCTAGTCAAAGCAGTTTGGGGTTCCACTAAGTGGGCACTCTATTGGAAAGATGACTTCACTAAGATTGCAACTTTCCCAAATCAATTCGTTGCTTACGAAGTACGTCGTTCAATTATTGATTCTCTCTGATGAAAAGCACAACTCAAACGTATCTTGTTCGACTCTACGATGAGTTCACAATGATGCAAACAACTCGCACTCTGCCCACCAAACCAACATCACAGAAAGGTATCAAAGCACAGAATAAGCGAGTGCTTAAGTGGGCACAGGAAACTTATCCCAATCAGATTCGTTATGAGGTTGAAGCATTAAACAGTTAAAATCATTCTTGTAAACCAATGTCATTCATCATGAGAGATCCATTTAAAGATCTTATTGCAGAGATGTCAAATGATCCAATGTTCATCGCACAATGTGAAGCGAACAATCGTCAATGGGATGAGGAAGCATCTGCTGAACTTGGCATGACAGTTGAAGAACTTCACAAGCATCTAAAATTGGTCTAATGCAACTCACTACATTCGTCACTACTATTGACTTTTTTCCCGAAGCATTTATTGCTGAGGAGTCTGGCACTGTTATCAAACGTTTCATGAAGCGTGTTACTTTCAATAAGAGTGGTCTCAAGAGTTATAGTGTTGTCACTGCTTCTACAGCACATAAGGAGTGGTCTGATCGCATTTCTAACGGTGCCAAGGTTACTGGTTACAATGTAGAAAAGATGCCTTCTTAAACCAGTTCAGGAAGTGGCACACCACCACTTCCACATCATTGATTTTAGATTATAGTAAGTTCATCAAAGCAATTCTTCTCATGACCACCACTACATTCGCTGAATACGCAGAATCTGCTGAAGCACGAAAGCAGATTGAGGAGGCAGTTCTTGCACATACACTAGCATTGTGTGAAGCACTGCGTCAGAACTACCTTGATTACAGTATCAGGATGCACAAATTGAACATCGGTGCTGATGGTGATTCTACTGGTTATCATGCTGAATGTATTGATAAACTTGAGAAAGGTATTTCAGAGTATGATTTTGTGATTGACACTGGTCGTAAGTATCACAAGGTTATAATGGTGAATAATCAACGTAGTACTCATGCATTTGTTGATAAAAGGACTGGTGAAGTATATAAAGCAGCATCATGGAAATCACCTGCCAAAGGTGTTCGTTTTGATCTAAGATTGATTGAGCAACGTGAATGGTTATTTAAAAATGCAGATTGGGCAGGAGGTTATCTTTATGCAAGATAATCGTTGGATACCAGTATCAATGTTTCTGGGAGTGATATTTGTCACTCTCAGTGTGATAGTTGCAGGTTATATTCATGGTAACATGGATGTAACCAAAGTATATCATTTCATCAAAGGTTAATTATGCCACGTTTCACTGCACAAGTCTGGGTTAAAGATGATCATCCTTATGATGCGGAGATCAATGCTCAAAATGTATTTCAAGCAAGAAGGAACATTGCACGACGTGAAGGTGTCGATGAAAAAGATGTTCAGAGAGTATTTTTAGTCCGAGAGGATAATGATGATCAATCAAATTCATCATCTGGTGGTAGTATAGATATTGGTAGTTGGGGAGGAATTGCAGTTGCTGCGGTTGTTCTCTTTTTATTGATTGAATTCACTCCTTGGATTTTGATGTTTGGTATGGGTGCAACTGGTGCATGGTTTGGTGAAAAGATCACTGGACAAAGTATTGAAGAATATGCTGATTCTGATGATGATAAAGGACATGGTGCCATTTCAGTTGTGCTTATATTAAGTTTACTTCTTGGTGGTATTGGATTTGTGAAAGGGAATGAAATCAAACAATCAATCAACAACGATACAACAACTGAGGTACAGGAATGAATTTCTACAAGAATGAAGAAGGTGATGTGATCTTTGCAATGACAGAGAAAGTCTTTGCTGATCGTGTCAAAAATGTAAAAGAAGAAGATCGTAGTCAGTATACGAATATTGATGAAGCACTTGGTATTTGGGAATGCTTAGACTTTGCAAACTTCTTTGATACCATCTATTCCGAATTTGGAAAAGGAACATATCAAATCAATGTCACAACACATCAAGAGATTGTTGTTGATAGTAAGTATATGAATGAAGATTTCCTTGTTGCTGTTGAAGGATCATGTGAATTAAAATTAGAGGAAGAGAATTTTTATTTGACAACAATTACTGATGTGAAACCATATGTATTTTTACGTCAACAGGAAGTTTATTTAACATTAGATGAATGGCGTGATAGAGTGAATAATAATGGTGATTTAGATGGTGATGTAAGAGAAACGATTTATATGTTAATTGATGGTGTAAATCAAAGTGTAAGAAAGGATTATATTGAAAAGAATATTATTCATCATATGCCAGTATGGGATAAGGTTAGTGCTATGAAATTAAAATGAAACAACAGTTAAATCATATTGAAGTATATCAAGATGCACTTACGAGTGCTGATTGTAAGGAAGTAATTAAAAGATTTGATGATAATGAAGGACGCTTGGCACCTTCATTTGAACCATTATATTATCAATTACCATTGAATATGATGGAAGATAACATCTTATCTGAACCTGTAAAGCAAAGAATCACACAGTATGCTCAAAAGCATAATTTTTTAATTCATACACCAGTTAAATGGGCAATTGATAAAGATGCTAATTTACAACATTATAAACCAGGAATGGCGTATAATGGAGAACATATGGAAACTGGTTATGATGAAGTCAGTTCAAGAAGAATGTTAGCATGGATGATTTATCTTAACACTGTAAGAGATGGTGGTGGTACAAGATGGTTACAACAAAAGGTTTATGCAAATGCAACTGAAGGAATGATGATTGTATGGCCTGCTGGTTGGACACATTCACATATGGGTATTGTATCAAATACTGAACACAAGTATATTGTAACTGGATGGTGTAGTTTTATTCCACAATGGATGCCTAATAGTAAGAAAGCACCTCCAAAAGGATTTAAGTGAATCATATTCAACAATACCCACATGCGTTCAGTCAAGAACAATGTGAGTATTATATTGAAAAGTATAAGAAGGATTCTAATAAAGATAATTGGACGGGGTTTTATACTGGTATTACAATTGATGAGATAATTCCAATTGAAGATCAAATTAAACATTATGAAGATCTATTCCCACAATTAAAATTAATTCATCATCACCAATTTCAATATAAGAATATACAACATTATAAACCTAATCAATGTTATTCTATACCTCACATTGAACATCAATATGATTTGGAAGATATGTCAAGATATCGTGTTCTTGTATGGATGATTAACCTTAATACTGTAACAGATCAAGGAGGAACTTATTTCCCAGAACAGAATACAATGATTCAACCAATACAAGGTAATCTTAGTATATGGCCTGCTAAGTTTCCATATGTTCATCATGGTGTTAACTCACCTACACAACATAAGTTTATTCTTACTGGTTGGAATGTGTTATCTGATGTATTGTCTTCTTTAAACCATAACGGTTAATATATTCAGTTAATGAGTGTTCAATCATAGTATGATAAAAGTCATATTCATTCGGAACTGGTACACCTTTCTCTAAACATGCACGATGTACTAATTTAATATAATCAGATATATCAGGAGAGAGTATTAAACTATCATTATCAATTATATTCTTATTACTATCATATACACGCTTAGGTGTCCATTCTAAGTTATCAATATGATTATTATCATGATCATCATTCTTATGTCTAACTCCCCAACTATCAGTAGGGTTAGGTATGAATGCTTCTGCAACTAATCTATGAATATAAAGAATCTTTCTTTTCTTCTCTGTATCATATAACTGTATTGCTCTATACTCACCAGGACAATATGTCCAGTATGGTTTTAATACCCTGGGTGTTCTACCCTTATGAGATACAACATAACCATCGGAATCTATCTCATATTCAGAGAATAGTTCCAGTCCTTTGATGTCACTTAGTTTCTTTCTCACCTCAAAAATACCCCTTTGAAAACCTTATAAATAGACTTCATTTTTTATTATGTAGGAGAATCATAACATTAAAAACATTTTAAGGTTTTTTTATGGTTTTATGTTCTTGATGGACAATTAGTTTTTCTTATTATTATCTTCTATTTCTTTCTCAATCCTTATAATTCTTTCTATTTTTTTCCTGATTCTTTCTTAATTCTTATGAATCTTTTTGTGAATCTTATGAATCTTTTTGTGAATCTTATGGGTGATCTTAGACGTTTTATTATAACACGACCATAAGTTTTTGTCAAGGGACCCGAAATATTTTCCCATAAGGTCTCTTTATCAATCAAAACCATAAGCACTCAGGGGTTGACAGAATCACTCTCATGCCTTATAGTTCTTATGTGGGGTTGCTAAGAATCTCGTCGAGACAACAGCATGGTCTCATGAGGTTCTTTTTTTCTAGTCGAGATCACACACTTATTCACATAAGAATCTAGTCGAGATATGTGAGTATTCACATATTTTATAGTATCATGTCTATATAAGATTATATGCATATCGAGACACATCGAGATCTGTCATACTCACATGTTGACAGGTCATCGATATTGGTCTATATTAACCTTAAGTTCATCGCAAAGGGTTCTCATGCCAGCTTATCTTCTCGGTCAAAAGCAAAAGTATCGCATCACTCTAGAACTAGAAGTACTAGAAGACTTCGACCCACATCAGATTGATTGGGAGAAGACTCTAGACATTCAGGGTGCCGAGAAGATAAACGCATACGTAGAGAACCTATCGTGTCCAGATCGTTGGTAATCTTATGACCCCGAGAGGGGTCTTTTTTTATGTCCTGAAATAATAACAATAAGGTTGACACATATGCATTATATGATTATAATAGGTTTGTCCGCTTTGATAAGGACTTTATGAACTCTGATCAATTCTACAAACTCTGGGAGAAGTTTTCCTGGAGTAATATTCTTAATGACTTACCAGAAGATCTTGAAAAGTATTGTGAAGAACAAGAGATTACAATTGATTACTTTATTGAGGAATTCATGTGATGAGTGATAAAGAACACGAAGAACTCATGTGCCACTGCGATAAGTGGTCTCAGATCTACAACGATCTCCTTTCGCTGGATACGATGGAGGAGTTCCACCCATTCTTCGAGGATGAACTCAGGTCAGTCAAAGTGTTTGATATTTGACTTGACAAACCTCTACCGATCCCCTATATTTGTGAAGTACTCAAGCGAGTGTGGCGGAATCGGTAGACGCACCAGACTTAAAATCTGTTGGGAGTAATCCCGTGGGAGTTCAAGTCTCCCCACTCGCACCTTAATCTTTTTTTCCTATCATGGGCACTCGTTCTCGTATCGGACTTGCAGTTGGTTCAGATCAGATCATTAGTGTTTATTGTCACTACGACGGTTACATTCGTAACAATGGTCGCATTCTTTGTGCTAAGTACACAACCAAAGAACAGGTTCAAGAGTTAATCGATGGTGGTGGAATGTCCTGTCTTGAATCAAGACATACATGGGATTCTAAACCACTCAAACGTCGTGTGATTCGTGCAGATGGAGAAACTGAATTAATCTACATGGAGCACCCTGATGGTTCCTGGATAATGGATCTTGAGAAAGAAATTCCTGGCCCTATGTACTACACCGAACGTGGTGAAGAAATAGAGGTTTGTATGTCTACTTTCGATGAGTTTCTCTCTGACGATTGTGGTGAGGAATGGTGTTATCTTTTCACCCCAGATCATGGTTGGCAGTGTTGGAAACTTGGTTGGGGTGAGACTAACACTGTGGAATATGATTTCAATACAGAAGAACCTTTGAAGGTACTTGAACCAGTTTGAGAACTGTCACAGAGGTACTTGTATTCTCCTACAGTGCCTCTATATTAAGTTCATGGGGAAAGACCTCAATCACTCAATCCTTTCAATCTCATGGATGAATTTGAACTCTTTTCAATTGCAGACTTAGTTGATGAAATGAATGAAGGATTAGATCCTTTTGAAGAATCACCTAAGTCTGATGATGAAACTTTGGAAGCATTTCTTAATTCTAAATGGGACTTCTGATTATGAATGAATCTGAACTCGAAACTCTTAAAGAGAATTACACTCACATGATCATCGATGGGATGGACATGGATACTCTCATCACATTTGCTTTTGATAGTATCATGGAAAACATCGAAACATGGAATGAGGAAGAAGTAAAAGCAGAAATTGTTGATCTTTATGGTGAGGAGACACTTAAAGATCTGTCACCAGATTCTTCCATCAAGGTATCTTATTCTGATACAATGAAACCAGCATCCTGAATCAATGAACTACACTCTCAAACAACTCCAAGACAGAGTATCAAGTATGATCAAAGAACAGGGTGAAGATGCCCATTGTGCCGCATGGATCTATACTAAAGAAGATTGTATGATTCGCGATGAAGGTGATGATGAACCGGTGTATCTTCCTGAAGAAATAACTCCTGAACTGGCAGAACGTATCTTCAATGATGTTGGGAACATTGATTACATCTACACTGTAATTCAAGATTGTGTGGATGAGGTCACGGAAGAGCAACTCATGTTACAACATCAACTTGCAACCAGTTGAAAAAGTGTCTAGTCGAGATTGACACTCACGGAAATCTAGACTAGATTATCGACATAGGAACGGCAGCGCCTTAAAGACTCCACTAGAAAACCTTATCGAGATTCACACTATGTTCGCTGATTTCACTTCATCCGCAATCGAGAGTATCACCAACAGCACCGATGGTAATGTTGATGTAACTTTCGCAGGTGGACGCAAGTACACCTATGGTGTTTCAGACGTTGAAAAGTTCGTTACAATGTTTAACGAAGCAACCTCTAAGGGTCAGTTCATCAATCGTGCCCTGCGCGAGGACATGCTGACTACCGTCACTGTCGCTGCCTGATGAACACACGGGTGTGTATGGTGCTCACACAGCGTACACACCCACATAACTTACACACACGCATTATCACAAATGCCTACACACACTCTGATATCATTGTTAAGAAAAGGATCAAATGGTAAAGAGATCATACAGATCCTTGATGCCATAATCGAAACTACCGAACATGATACAGTAAAGGGAGAATAAAAATAATAATATAAAAATTAAGTTTGTTAATTATTGTCAAGGGTTATTGGGGGAGATCTGGGAGGGTCTCCCCTTTTTTTGGGTATCATGCCTGAGGTCATTTTGAGACACCTTGTGGACGCTTTTAGCAGTGGCACAAAGGTGGTTGCGTAGGTTGGATCTGACTGGCATACTATGTTCATCGCCACCACACCTCCCATGCTGAACTTTTCCAAAGGAAACGCCAAACTTGGCAAAAAAACTTTGATCTTTAATCTACCGGCAGGGAAGACTTGCCCTGGTGCTAGGTTCTGTAAATCGTCCGCAGTTTATGAAAGCGGGAAGCGTAAGATCTTGGATGGTAAAGAAACAATCTTCCGATGCTTTGCAGCATCATCAGAGGTTCAATATGATGCAGTATTTGAGAACCGTAAGAACAATATGGACATAATTGTTTCTGCTTTGAAGATCAGTCAGGAAGAATGTGCCAAAGTTATTGAATACGCTATCAATTATCATCGTACAAAAAACACTAAACTTGTGAGAATTCATGAAAGTGGTGACTTCTTCTCCAGTCTTTATTTGGAAGCATGGTTGATAGTAGCAAAGAACAATCCTGATCTTAAGTTCTATTGCTATAGTAAATCTTTGCCATTCTTTCTTACTAATGAATTGGATGCAGAACTTATTGATATGCCAGAAAACTTTTACATGACTGCATCTTATGGCGGACAATGGGATCATCTAATTGATAGAAACTATTTCCCAAGATATTCTAAAGTCTTCAAATATGAAGAGGAGGCTATTAGTGAGGGACTGGAAGTTGATCATGATGATTCACATTGTTTCGGTGATAATCCCTTTGCTTTGTTAGTTCATGGCACACAACCTAAGGGATCTGACTGGGGTGCTGCGATCCGTGATCGTCGCAAGTCGAAACAGTTTGCAGGTTACAGTAAGTAAAGTTTGTGGGGGGGATTGACCGATCCCCCCATTCTGTGCTTATAATAGGATCAGTTCAAACCAATCACCATGGATCCCTGGACAACTGATCAGCAGATTGAAGAACTCCTTCCCCCTGAGGATTACACTATCATCAGCGGGAAGACAAATGAAGAACTGGCACAACTGCTAGGAGTGGATGTTGCAGAACTGCTCTCCATCCTGTAGGATACGTTTATTCAAACCAATCACACCCTGAACATGTTTACTTCCATCACACAGCGCAACCGATTCGGAGCAACCTATCAGAATGCCATCTTATCGGTTCTCCCCATGGACAATGGCAGACCCGGACATGAGCAGGATGGTTTGCGTCCAACTGATATTAATGAATCCTTAGGAATGCCTAAGGAAGCACGTACAACCGTTTCAATCCTACTTAAGGAGATGGCACGGACTGGATTGGTAAAGCGTCACGAATTGGGAGCACGGTGGGTAGAATACACTCGCTTGGCACCACTGCGGAAACGTGAGAGAATCGCACGATTGATCTGGGGATGATATAATCCCCAGAAATCTAGACTAGATTATATCACACAAATCTAGTCTAGATATATCACACTTAACTAATCTAGTTTAAATCACACATATACATCTAGTTTAAATCACACAATAGTATATCACATATAATAGTATCATTTTAATAAGAATAGTTGTAGACAGGTTGGGTGTCGAACATTTTCGTCAACAAGGATACCTCTCCTCTCTTTATGTTTCACATAGTCTATCACACCTGATATGGTGTATAGACACCTTGTGGACGCTTCTGGAGGTGGCACAGCGCCATTATGTTCTAGATGTGTGTGCGCGTTATGTTTCATTTTAATTTTGAAATCTTTCGATGATTGATAATATTTTTTCTTTTGTATTTTTTCTCTTATTATTATTTTTTCTTTCTTCCAGTTGTTTATATTTTTCCTCTGTATCTTTCCCCTTATTGTTATTCTTTCTTCCCTTATATTCTTATTACCGTACTGTTCCGATTTGTCAACTGTCAGTGTGACACTTTTTAGATTGGAACCTCCATAACAGTTTTTGATGAATTGTCGAGTTTTTGTCACATAAATTCGTGTGTTGGTTTCAGGATTGATACAGGTTTGAGGGGTTGCCATTAGCAGGATCTGAGTCAGGATGTGGGGGAACCGATCCACCACCCATGAATAAGTTTTTGATCATTGGAGATTCTGCGGGATGTGCTGTTGTTTGTGTGAACCCACATAGTGTAAATGTTCATAAAGCGATCCGTGGATTGCAAGGGGTTCTGTGCTCTGTGAAAAATGCTCCTTCAGAATTCCTTCACAATATACCACAGCAGTCTCGGCAACTGTCGAATTCTCATGAGACTGCACTAGGTTCTGTGCCAGTTATTGAACTGGTCTGGTTCGGTGATTGATTTCACCCGATCCCTTATGATCCGGAAGTTCACACCACAGACACCATGATTTTCCTTGTTTTTTATCAGTCACCCTATGGTGATTGTGAATGGAGAACTCAAGAATTCTCTACTTTAGAAGAAGCTGAAAGGATGAAAACTTTCTACCTTTCTTGTGGTTCTCCCGCTAAAGTTCAATCCGTAGAACTTACTTATTCTTAAATCATGAAAAATTCACTTCCATTTTTAGCAGGCATTTTTGCCACCTGTGCAACATTTCTTCCTGCTCACATCGTAATGAATAATGAAGCAAAGTTGCGATGTTTAGAAAGCGGTGGATCACATAAAATCGTTTTTGGGAGAACATTTTTAGGTGATACCTATATGTGTATTCATCCTGGAAACATTTCCGCTCCGGTTGTATCCTACCGTTAAATCTTTAGGGTTGATCGTTTTCTGTAGTGTTCTGTTGCCAGTGTTCTGTGGTGGATCCCTAGCAGAACACTACCCAAAGCGATCACCTTATGGTATGATCCAATTGTTCAACACCACAGAACAGCATGACACGTTCACTCACTCAACACACCTCCATGCCATCCTACGATTATTGGAATGAGAGGATGCGGGCAGGAGATGAGACCCTATGGAAACACCTCCACGCCATGGAACTAGGTTGGGAGGGGGGATTCTCACAGCGTATGTTCGCAGCACTTGAAAAGGCAGATCTAAACAACAGGATCCGACTCTATCAAGCGTTTCCTGAACTCTATAATCCAAAGGGTATCGGGTATTAACTTATGTCACGGAAGGGTTCACACCCTTCCATTTTTTATGGTATGATCCGGTTGTTCAACACCACAGGACAATGAACAACACCGAACACCGTCCATGGTCTGAGGATCTCTCCCCTGCTGATCAAGCAGCGGAATTGTTTAGATCTCGCATCGGTGGCACCCCCTCGCCCTTCTCAGTCGTCCCCGAACAGTATCGTGACCGTTTCACTCCTGCTGATTGGGATCGATTCACAAGGGATCGTGCGGACGCTTATATGTCGTTCGCATGGTGTGTGACACCTGAACAGTGGCTAGCGGGTGAGAGGATCGGATACATCCGATGGGTCTGCACTAAAGCAGACAACCTGTAAACCGTCTGGGGACACTACAACAGGTGTCCCCTTACTGTTCGTTCGGGCACATATGACAGTTGTTTAAGCGTCCCCTCCGTGCCCCGTAGGGGCGTACCGGCCCCCCCTTCCTAAAAACGGTAGGATCCCTTAATCTATAAGGTCTTGCTTTTGACCTTTAGATATCAATAAAAATAAAAAAAATCCCGGTAGTAAAAATGCCACTTAGAAATGCTTCACGTAAAAAAAATCCCCGAATAAAAAAATCTCTCCGAGAACCTTATTGGAATTTTTGGCGTGTAGTATTTGCTGGTTGGTTTATACGGTATCCTTCCACGGTATTCCGTATCACTTGTGTTTCATTGGGAATTATGATAGTGTGGATACATAGTATATTGACATCATAATCATAAATGGAAACCAAGATTTATCACATATATGTAAAAAAACAATGCATATATTCAAATTTAACTGAGGACTCATTTAAGAAAACATGGAAAGAATTGAATAACATGGTAGGAATAATAAAGACTGATTATGATACTGAGGACTTATCGTATGAGGAACTAGTAATCAATAAAGAGGAAATAGCAAATTCCTCCTATTGACAAAAAATAAATATTGATATAGAATTGACATTGAGGTATTAATTTCTTATGGCCAAAGGATTCACTGTTAAGACCGTTCCACCAAAGAAGAAAGCGGAAGAAGCACCAGAGTGGGACTATGCAAAGATCAAAGAACGGATGCGTGGTAAGAGTATTGTATTCTGCCTACCTGGTAGAGGATGCTCTTACACATTTTTAAAATCGTTTGTACAATTATCATTTGATATGGTACAAAACGGGATGAATATTCAGATCAGTCAAGATTATTCATCTATGGTTAATTTTGCACGTTGTAAAGTATTAGGTGCAAATGTATTAAGAGGACCTAAGCAAGTACCATGGGATGGTCGTTTACAGTATGATTATCAGTTATGGATTGATAGTGACATTGTGTTTAACACTGATAAGTTTTGGCAACTATGTGATCTAGCAGTTCCTGAGGAAGGAGAAGAGAGAGGAATCACTGCTGGATGGTATGCTACTGAGGATGGACGTACTACAAGTGTTGCTCATTGGTTAGAGGAGGATGATTTCCGCAGTAATGGTGGAGTCATGAATCATGAGACTGTAGATAGCATTCAGAAGCGTCGGAAACCCTTTACAGTAGACTATACAGGTTTTGGGTGGGTAATGATTAAGAATGGAGTATTTGAGAATCTCGAATATCCTTGGTTTGCACCTAAGATGCAAGTCTTTGAATCTGGTGAAGTACAAGACATGTGTGGAGAGGATGTTTCATTCTGTTTAGATGCAAAGGATGCAGGATATGAGATCTGGTGTGATCCTCGTATTCGTGTAGGACATGAGAAGACTCGAATCATCTGATGAGTAAATTTAGACTTCTCTACAAGGATGAAGAACTATTCACAGACTTGTCATACGACGAAGTATCTGATATCATTGAAGAGATAGCGAGTCGTTATTATGACGGTGAGTTAATTGATCCCACTAAAATACAACTTGAGGAAATTAATTATGGCAATTAAGAAATCAGCACTCGGCACAGTGTTTTTAGAACCAACTCCTAAGAACACTCGACAAGGATCAGGGAAGCATACTAAGTATGCTGCAAGTTCACGAAACGGAAAGCGCAAGCGTTATCGTGGTCAAGGTCGTTGATCTTTCAGAGACTCATAAAGAGTCTCTTTTTTTATCTTATAAAATAGTGTGTTGCCCGGAACCGGAATCTCTATGGCATGTTTAATCGTTAATTTACCCTCTGAAGAAGTATGGGTAAGAAAAGAATATCTAACAGATCATCAAAGTGGTCATGGTGAATTTGTAAAAGGCGTTTGGGTATCAGCAAAAAGCATACCTGGGCGAGCATTTTATTTTGAGACATATTTACCAGAATATGCCGCAATGTATGACAAATTACCAATCAGCGCGTTCCTCTCAGAACCAAAGACACCAGATCCTGATATGACTTTACCAAATCTTCAATTTTGGAATTGTATGGACTATGGTGTTGTATCAATTCACAAACAATTCATTGGTTCAATGGATTTTGAGTGTTATACTAGAGATCATGGTATCATGAAAGGGACTTATATTTGTACTATTGACAATTATCACCAAGATTGCAATATGATTGACTATGCAACGAGCGAAAATCCAGCTGAACATAAGTCACATAACCTAATTGAACTAGAAAATGGTCAATATGCACTGTATCCAAACAATCGGATGCGTATTTTTGACAATAGTTTAACACCTGAGACCCCAAAAATGCCTGATTTTAAGGTTTCAACGCAAGTTTATCAAGTTGAGAACGGTTTTGACCGTCTTGGAATGGGTCGAGAGGACGAATACTTCTGGAAAACGTCAAAAGAGCGCAAAATTGAGCAAGAAAGTGATCTTGACATGTATAAATCTCAAGAAAATCGTTCAATTGACCCATAATAAATGAAAAAAGGGATAGCAACCCCTCTAAAAGTTCTGTTTTAACCAAATTTAGGAGAAAACAGATGGGAAACAATCCAAATCCAGATAGAGACGTTGAATATATGAGAAAAATGTGGGGTACAGAGTCACTTGTAACTGATTACGGTGATTTTACAAAAAAACCACAGAAAAAAGTCATCCAAGAAATTATGAATGATGATTCTGAAGATTTCCTTCAAGACTGACTAAATATTAGGAGACTTTATTAACTACATACATGCCTTTAGAACGAGTATCTAAAAGCTTTAAGGATGTTAGTATGTCATTTAAGGTTAATCCCTTTAATCGTGACATACTAACAATTAAAAATGAAACTGCAGTTGCAAGATCTGTACGAAATTTAATTCTTACCTCTAAGGGAGAAAGATTTTTCGATCCAGCTATTGGATGTGGTGTAAATAGATTATTATTTGATACTGTTGATTCATTAACTGCAGGTAGAATTAAAAGTGAGATTGAATTTACCCTTGAACAGTATGAACCAAGAATTAAGTTGATTAATACTCAATGCGAGGCAAATCTTGAAGGAAATGCATTTAATGTAGCAATAAGATATAGTATTATCGGTATTAATGTATTACCACAACAATTATCTTTCGTACTTCAGTCCAGCAGATAAATGGCAATTGCAAAGTTTACAAATTTAGATTTCGATCAAATCAAAGTTTCGATCAAGGATTATTTAAGATCTGATTCAAACTTTACTGATTATGATTTTGATGGGTCTAACTTATCTACAATTATTGATGTATTAGCATATAATACATACATCAACTCATATAATGCAAACATGCTAGTCAATGAGACATTCATTGATAGCGCGACTCTTAGAGAAAATATTGTAGCACTTGCTCGTAATATTGGGTACGTACCAAAATCAAGAAAGTCTTCTATAGTTGATGCAACGTTTTCAATTAATATAAAGGAATTAAGCATTGATCCCGTAACACTAACACTACAGAAAGGATCTGTAGGTATTAATGTTGGATTTATATTTTCAATTCCAGATGATATTATTGTTCCAGTTGTTGATAAAATCGCATATTTCAATAATATAAGATTATATCAGGGAACATTAGTTAGAAAATCTTTTACCGTAGATTCCAGTAATCCGAATCAAAGATTTATATTAGATAATGCCGGTATTGATGTTTCTACAATTCGAGTTTTTGTAAAACCATCTTCGGGATCAAATGTAAAAAAACGTTTTATTCAATCAAATAGTATTTTTGAAGTTAAATCAAATTCAAAAGTATTCTTTGTTCATGAAGTTGCAGATGAAAGATATGAACTAATTTTTGGTGATGGTATTATTGGAGAAAAATTAAATAATTTAAATGAGATAGAAGTTACTTATATTATTACTGATGGTGAATCTGCGAATGGATTAACCTATTTGAATTATAATGGTAGAGTAATTGATAATAATGGTATTGTCGTTAATGGAGATGAATCTTTACTATCTTTAGATGGACAAAGTTTTGGTGGTGCTGAAATTGAAGACGTTGAATCAATCAGAAAATTCTCTACTAAAATATATGCTGCACAAAACAGAGCAGTAACTGCATCTGATTATGAATCTATTATTCCCAAGATTTATCCAGAAGTACAATCAATTTCTGTTTATGGTGGAGAGGACTTAGATCCTCCACAATTTGGAAAAGTCTTTGCTGCGATTAAACCATTATTTGGAGACTTTGTTCCAAACTCAATAAAAGATAATATTATACGGGAGTTGAAAAAATATACTGTTGCTGGTATTCTTCCAGAAATAGTTGATCTAAAATATCTCTTTATCGAATATGATACTACTGCATATTATAATTCAAATATTTTCCCTGGCAGAGATCAATTAAACGATAGTATAACAAGAAATATTGATTTGTTTGCAAAATCCTCTGAATTAAATTCTTATGGAGCTAAATTTAAGTATAGTAAATTCTGTACTTTAATTGATAATACACATAAATCAATAACTTCTAATATTACTAATATTAGCATTAGAAGAGATTTAGCGGTCAAAACTAATCAATTTGCCGAATATGAAATTTGCTATGGAAATGCATTTAAGATTAAAAATCCAACTAAAGGATATAATATAAAATCTTCTGGTTTTGTTGTTTCTGGAATTAATGATACTGTTTACATTGGTGATTTACCAGATGCTAATGGTAAAGAAGGAACATTATTCCTGTTTACTTATGGAGCTAATGCTTCATTAAGATCAGTAAAACGAACTGTAGGTAGAATAAACTATGATAAGGGTGAAATTAATTTAGTAGCAATTAAAGTCTTGAGTACAACCAAGAAAAAATATGGTATAGATATAATACAAATATCAGTAACACCAGAGTCAAATGACATAATAGGTCTTCAAGATATCTATCTTCAATTAGATGTAAATAATAGTGAGGTTGATGTACTCACTGATGTAATGGCATCTGGAATAGATATTTCAGGATCTACACATGTATCATCTCCTAGCTTTACAAACGGATTACCAATAAGACCTTAAAAATGAATCAAGAGAGAATAAAAGTTAGTTCAATCGTTGAAACTCAATTACCAGAGTTTGTACGGACAGAATTTCCATTAATAAGTGAGTTTTTAAAACGTTATTACGATTCTATTGATGGGCAAGGATTACCTCAAGATCTTCTTGATAATATAGATCGATATGTCAAACTGGATGTATTGTCAAGTATTCCCGAGAGTACTAATCTAACTTCTAATGTACAATTATTTGATAATGAAATTTTTGTAAGTAATACTATTGGATTTCCAGATAGAAATGGACTTATCAAAATTGGTGACGAGATAATCTTATATAAAGAGAGAGGAAATAATTCTTTTAAACTTTGCAGCCGTGGATTTAATGGTATTAGTAAATCCAGTGTAACTGAAGAATTAGTTTTTAGTTCAACGAACGTTAGTGCTCATACTAATGGAACTAAAGTTGATAATATTAGTGGTTTATCCTTAAGACTATTTTTAGAAAAGTTAAAAAAACAGATATCTCCAGGATTTGAGAATAGAGAATTAGCAGATGGGTTAAATCAAAATTTATTTTTATCAAATTCAATAGATTTTTATTCTGCAAAAGGATCTGATGAATCTTTTAGAATATTATTCCGTGCATTATATGGAAAGGAAGTAAGTGTAACAAAACCTTATGAGAATACAATTGAAGCTTCAGGTTCAAAGTATAGAATATCTCAAAATTTAACTATAGAAATTTTATCAGGAAATTTTGAAGATATTAAAAATAGAACAATATTCCAGGATGAAGATGTATCAAATGGAATCAATTTTGCTCAAGGTTCTGTAAGTGATGTTCAGATACTATCATTAGGAAATGAAAGTTATTATACTCTTAAATTAGACTATGATTATGATAAAGATATAACGGTAACTTCTGGAACTGTAGTAGGACAATTTTCCATACATCCAAAAACTAAACTAACTGAAAGTGTTAGTAAAAATTCAACTACAATTAATGTAGAATCAACTTTAGGTTTTCCAGAATCTGGAAGTGTTATCTATCGTTTTCCTGGGAGTACTGTAGATTATGTAATTAAGTATACATCTAAAAATTATAATCAATTTTTAGGTTGTTCTGGAATAACTCTTGACTTATCTGAAAATGAATCTGTAAGAATTAATTCTTTTTCATATGCGTATATTGGAAATTCTCAAATAAAATTTAGAATATCTTCTATTGCCAGTGGAGTAGAATCTATAGATAGTGATTATTTCTATCAAGTTGGTGATAAAATTGAAATTGAAACTCTAGGAAAATCTAATGCTTTAGATATTAGAAATAGTGAATTGTTTTATAATTTGCCAATAAAATATGATATAGATTCTGTTATCATAGAAGGTGGATTATTTAAAGTAAAAACAGTATCTGAAAATAAATTTAAACTTAATGAGAAAGTAGTCTTTAAATTTAGAAATCTATTAGAAAAAGAATATGAAGTTATTGATATTCAGGATAAAAGTACATTCTTTGTAACATTAGATACTAGCGTAAAGGATATTATTGCCGAAGAATCTTTAAGTGTCAAAAGAAAACTTCAAAAGTTACAAGCTACTAATTTTCCAAATTCTTCTAATAATTTAACTAATATTCAAAATACTTATTATGATAAAGATGATAGTCTATACATTGTAGCATCTTCATTACCAAATTATAAAGTAAGTTCCATAAATCCAGAAAGAAAATTTTCTGGGCAATATAATGGTCCTTTAATACAGATAGAAAATCATAATTTTGTTACTGGAGATTTTGTTCAATATATTCCAGGACAAGGGAATAATAAATTAGATATTAGATCAGGATATTATTATGTTCTTAGAATTGACGAAAGAACCTTTCAACTTGCAAGTAGTCGTGCAAATTTATTTGAGGGTAATTATATTTCAATATCTTCAGGTGATTCCTCATATGTAGATAGTAATGGTAATACTATTGTTGGAGAAATATTTGAAAATATAATTATTCTCCAAAAATATTCAAATGATAGTTTAGAGTCATCAAAAATTGTAAAAAAAATCCCTCATCCAGAATATACAGATGAAAAATATCTAACTAAAGATTATGATACGGTTGGAATATTTAACAATGGTGTTGAAATATCAAATCATGTTTCAAAGGATTCAATATTCTTTGGTGGAATTAAAGAAGTAGAAGTTTCTGGTGGGGGTTCTGGTTATGATGTTATCAATCCTCCAAGTGTAACTATTAGTGACTCTGTTGGAGCTGGGGCAACTATTGATATTGAAATTCAAGGAAATTTAGAAAGAATTGATATAATTGATCCTGGATTTGATTTTTATTCTCAACCAAGAGTAATTATAAGTGGAGGTAATGGAAAGGAAGCAAGTGCTGAAGTAAAACTGGCAACAGTAGAAAATATATTATCATTTAATTCTGCAGATACAAGTAAAATTAATTTAACTAATAATACTATTGGATTTTCGACATTCCATAGATTTAGAGATTATGAAGAAGTTGTTTATGAACCAGGAGAAGATCAACAAATTATTACTGGTCTACAAACAGGATCAAAGTATTATGTGAATACTATTAATGATTTTTCTATTAAATTATTCAATAATCTAAAAGATGTTTCTGCTAATATTAATGAAGTAAATCTTAGTGGGTATGGTAAAGGAATTCAGAAGTTTAAATCGCTGAGGAATAAAAATAAAATTGAATCAATAGTTGTAACTAATCCTGGGTACGAATATGGATCTAAAAGAGTATTCATTAACTCTGAAGATATTGATATTCATAATAATAGTATCAATGTAAATGATCATGGTTATAATAATGGAGATATAATCAATTATAAGAGGATTGATATATACGATGCAATATTAGGTGTATTAGATAACACTAATTACCTTGTTAATGTTATTGACAAAAATAATTTTAGATTATGTGGAATTTCTACTGTTAATGGTGATGATTTTAATCTGAGAACCAATCAATATGTTGACTTTATCTATGTACAACCTAGATCTGTCCATGAGTTTAACTATCCACCAATTAAAGTAGAAGTAACGGGAATTACTTCTACCACAAGAAGACCAGTTTTACAACCCATTTTTAAAGGTAGTGTTGTCAGGGCATTTGTCAATACTGAAGGAATTAGATATGGATCTAATAGTATTTTTAATTACAATAGACAACCTACTTTTGAAATAGATACTGGAAGTAAAGGAGATCTTGAACCACTAGTTGTTGATGGTAGAATTGAAGGTGTGTTAATAAAAAATGGTGGTAGAAATTATACGTCTATTCCAGAAATTATTGTAAATGGATCTGGTAAAGGAGCAAAATTAATTCCCGTCATTGTTGGTGGTAGAATTGATAGAATTGTAATTTTTACAAAAGGAACTGATTATGATAAGAATACAACTTATATTACTATAATTCCAGCAGGATCTGGAGCAAAGTTAGAAGCTAAAATTGATGAGTGGAAAATTAACGAAGTACAGAAACTATTCACATACAAACAAATTACTAATGATGATGGTTTTATTAGAG